GTGCTTAAACAGGCTGAAAGTTTAGGTTATACAAATGTAAAGCCCTTAATGATTGATGGTGATTATAATCACGAAAAAATGGATTGTGATAAAGTTCTTAGAATTTATTTATTTTAGATAACACTAAGATAAAAACACGTTTTAATGTGTTTTATTAACTGTTGCCCCACGTTTTAATGTGGGGTTTAGTTTTTTCTAATCTTTTCTAATGTTCTAGCACCAAAGTAACCGCCATAAACTAACATAAGTAGATTGCCAAGTAGTGATACCCATTCAGAAGATATTTTAAAGCCTTCTAAGGAACTATCAAGTATAATGTAGATAAATAGTGTTAATGTAAGAAAAGCTATGCTTAAAGGTCTTATATTCTTACTTAACCAACTATCGGATAACATATCAGATTGCCAACGTTTGGTAATTTCTTGCATCTCTATAACGTCTTGTTCTAAATCTGCCAACATAGTTTCTTTGTCTTTTACCGGTATATCTTTATCTTCTGTTATAGCTTTTATAACCTCTATTGGATTACCTCCATCAATAGCAGCAACAATTGTTTCTCCTAAAGGTATGTTGTTCTTTACAACACCCCTCCAGAGGTTACCAAAAAAAGTACCCTTACCGCCATTCTTTCTTAACTTAGGATTGCTCATTAAAATAAAATATTAATTAAGTGAAATAAACAAGGTAAAATTGTATAAATAAAGTCTTGTGCTTCTGGTGTACCTTTACCTAAAAAGTCATCATAAACAACTTCTTTTATAAGTGCTACAAATACAACAATTGATATTGATGCAAGTGTATTAAATACAAGTAATGATAAAAATAATATAACACTACCAGCAAAGAAGTGTAATAGTTTGTCTTTTGGTATTTTATTTAATATGTCCATATTACGTTTTGTGTTTTGTCTAAATCTAAATCAACGTGAATAAATGTATCTGCTATTCCTATTCTTGTAAATCCAACTTCAATAAGAGCTTTAACTATCTTAAATCTTGTTACACTATCTGTTGCTTTTATATCTACTGCCAAACCCTTTATATGACTTGAACTAGGATTCTTTATTGATAAAGGATGTTCTGGACTTCTGTAAGCTGAGTTTATAATAAAAGGTATTCCAGCAAATTCTCTTGCTTCGTCTAATACAAATAAAAACTCCTTACTCATATTATCCTCAATTTCTTTAAAGTATTTACTCATTAATCAAATATGTTTATTGCTTTTAAAACTATACCTCCAATAAAGGTTAGTATTGTTACAGTTACTGCAATTTTACCAGCAGTTACTTTACCTTTTAATTCAATTTTATCTACTCTGTTTGAGACTTCTGCTACTTCATAAACTAAACCCTTTTTGTCTGTCTTTTCATCGTTCTCTAAGATGTCAGATATACGTTGATTAAATAGTTCTTGCTTATTAAAAAAGTTAGATAAATCAGCAGCTAGTCTAAACTGCATTTCTGCCATAGTTTTCTGCTCCTCTCTGATTTCTGATATTATTTCTTTTTGGGTCATAACTTTATTTATCGTCTGCTCTTTTATTGCCTTAATAATAAGTCTTTCATTAACATTTTAGCCATAATATCCTTCATTGATTGGTCTGGATGCAATCCATCACTCATATAGTGAGATATAGTTTCATCATTAACACCTAATCTATTTACCCAATTCGCAAAATAAACATTCCACCTTTCTGCTACAAGTTTTTGAATATTGTTTACGGTTGTTAAATCGCTTCCTGTTGAATCTATTTGACCTAATATTATAACTCTAGCACTAGGTGTTGCTTGAAATAACTCCCTTAAAACATAGTTGTAAGAGCCATATATTGAAGTTCTATCAAACTCGTAGCTTGATGAAGTTTCGTATCTATTTGGGTAACTTGAACTTCTTGAATTTATACCATAAGTTCCAATTATTATCAAATCCGAATCTGCGTTAGGAAGTGTAGATTGGTCGTAGCATACGTTTTCATCCTTACTTGTTAAAGTAATACCTCTTGATGTCGCTTCAGCTTGTTTTTCTGCTAAAGTAGCACTCCAAGAGCTTTTTAGATGAGCGTCAGTAAGATTTGCAGCATCCCATATACACACACCTCCAGAGTACCCAAAATTCAAGTAGTCTACGTCTTCGACTAGCGAATATTTTTTAGCTACCTCATCAAAGTACCCTCCTTCTTCAATAGAAGTACCTATTAATGTTATTTTAGAAAAAGGTTTTCCGTAAAAGTTAGGTTTTAGCACTTCTGTATTCTCTCTTATATAAGAATCTTCAAAGCTAAAATTAATGTAAGAATCATTGTCTGAAATGTTATACCTTAAATATCCTATTTCAGCCAATTTCAATGTAGCTCCACTTCCAGTATGACTGCCTTGTTTAACTTTAAACTCAAATCCAACTTCATCGGTAGTCAAAGCATCTGCCCTACCTCCAGCTGCAACGTAATAAATTTTATCTGAAACTTTCTGAACGTTAACATAATCCTCTATATGGAATTGCACTATAGAGTTATTTAACTTCGAGTAAAAATGAACATCTATATCACTAATATCATCTTTAGGCAAATAAACTAAAGTAGAAGCAGTTATATATTTATTATCTATGTCTGACGAGTATAATTCTCTTATTAGATTAGGGTAAGTTGAGTAATCTTCTTGAACAGATGCAATGTTACTGCATAATGTAGATAGTAAGGTTCTCATATATTTTGAAGGCTGAATAACTTGACCAACACCACCAGCAGTTAAAACACCTTCTAAATTTAGCTTTGAAATATCCAAAGTATTAACCTCATCGTATTCAAAATATTTGTTAAAGTTTATAGGTTCAATTAAATAAATTTGAGATAGCACACTCATTTTACTAGCGATAGACTGACCACTAGTTATGTTGAAGTTTATGTAGACTTCATTAGATTCTGTCTTTATTATAGGGTCAGCATTACCTAATATTCTTGTAATTTGAAAACTTGAATCAAGTAATATTGTTCTGTTCCCAGCAGTAGCTAAGTTGTTTATATAATATGTATTTGGTTTTAACTCTATAAAACCACTATCCGAATATCCTGGAAAATTTGTTAAAAAACTATAAGTTAAAGTGCTAGAATTGTAATCCAAGTATCTATCTTCTGCAACTATCTCCAAATCAAATAAATTGTAGATAGGTTTTAATTCTATCTCTTTATTAATCCAGTTTAAAGGGTCTGCATAATCAGATTCTCTTAATGCAGTATATATTTCATTATATGTTACACCGTCTAAATCATAAATTAATTTATTACCTCTTTTTCTATACTCTACTGGGAATAAATCTCTAGCATCTCTTTTTCTGGTAACTGTATCTTGAACGTAAAAAGCATCAGAAGCTTCATATATTTCGTTCTCGTAAATTCCATTATCCTTAACGTAAGAACTACCATTCCAATGATAATATCCGTTGTTTACTGATGTTGAATCATTTGAAACTTTGTAAGATGTTAAAGAAGTGCCAGTTGCTGGTAAGTCTGCTAATGTGCTGTAAACTTCCACTCCAGTAACTTGATTCTGTTGCAGGTCACTTATCTGGCTTGATTTTAAAATAAGGTCGTCAGCAATATCCTCTAGGTTGCCACCAACTCTTTGAGCTGTATTTGCTCCAGCTACTGTTTCGTTTTTAATCGTTTGTGCATCTGTTTTTATGCTCATAATTTCTTTATTTTTATTTATTAGTTTTTATTCAAATGTTAAGTCAAATGTTAAGTCAAAAACACCACTATAAGGGGCTGATTTGTATTCATAGTAGATACCTCCCCAGCCATTTTCTACTGGACTACCCCACCAACTAACTGGATATATTTCGTTTGCCATCTTTATTTTTTATCTTTTTAAACAATATCTCCATCTTCTTAACGTTGGAGTCTTTTGGTTTATAAATCTTTTTCTTCATACTATCCTAAAAATATACCTCCAGAGAAATTAGAATCTGTATCTGGACTCATCTGCTCATTTGTAGATGTGTTATATTCTGGGAACAGATTGTTATTGTAATCCATATAATCTAAAAATCTCCTAGTATAAAAGTCAGCAGTCTCATTAACTTTACCCATTAAGTGTACTAACTCATCTTTATCTATAGCTTGTTTGTTATCTCCAATATGCTTGTAAATACCTCCATTACCAATATTATAAGAAGCAAATGGCAGGTAAGAACTTTGACTAAACCAAATCAACATAGGCTTTACATACTGATTAACTAAGTTTTTATAGTTAACATTAGCAGCATCATCAAGTGTGTTTGTTAATATTAAGTCCTGTAGCTTGTCGTATAAGTTTCCACCTAAATAGTTTTGGATATGCAAATCTTGAGCAACCTCTACAAATTGTATCAGCTTATCATCATCTGTATTTCCAGATATAATAGACTTTCTTTTTAAGTCATTTAATGTTATAAATAATGCTTTAGTTGCCATATCTTATTTTTTATTTGTTGGATAAGCCCCTCTGTCTGGTCTATCAATCATTCTTTCAGTCATCTCACTTGGATTGTTAGGTTCTTTTAAACCTTTCTCGTAAGCCGAATTAGGGTCTGTTCTTTTATCTCCTTTTAACTTATAAACTCTAAGTTCCCAGAAATGATGACAGTTCTTACCTCCCTTAAATTTCAGCAAACTATAGTTCTGTCTGTTATGACCTAACTCTTTATTAACTCCTCTAAAAGACATCATATTAATATCTTCCTTTCTAAATACTATCTTTCTTTCTGTAAACGTTTCCATCTTCTTGCAGAACTTTCTGCTGTTAGGAGATTTTCTTACAGGCATATAAGCATATCTAATTTTATAGATATCACTATCTTCTTTAGATGATTTATTGCTAGACTTAATTTCAGCCATTTTAACCTCACTTAACTCCTCAGCATACTTCTCAGTATGTATAACCTCCCAATCATCGCTTAAAACTTCTCCTAAGCCTTCTAACTGCTCTAGCATATCATCTCCTTCTTCATCAGAGAAGTCACTGGGTTCTTCTTGAGAACTTAACTTCTCTCCTGTTTCTTCTTCTCGCTTAATCTTAGTAGATATGTTGTCTAGTTCTGTAAACTCAATAGGTTGCAAAGTAACAAAGTAAAGGTTTAAGTATATTCCGTTTATAGCTAGTATCTCACAGAAGTCATCTAACAAATCCTTTTGGAAAGGTCTAACAACAAAGTTATCCATAAGTATAGATGCAGTTCTTAATTCCTCTGCATTGTTACCAAAACCTGTGTTGTCTTTAATACCTAACAAAATAGGAGATACAATTCCGTGTCCTAACATTATCTTCTCTCTACTCTCATCAGCTAAGAACTGATATTGTGCGTGAGCATCCGGTAAGTGTATAGGGTCTATGGTTGCTGAACTATCTTTGTCTTCGTTAAAAGCTATAATTGTTCTACCGGCATTGTTTGTTCCTCCAAACTTATCGTTTATCTTGCTTTCTATTAATTCTTGAGTCTCCTCTGGAGGGATACCATTATTGAAGTTAATAAATAAGCTAGGCTGTAAACCATTTTTTATATTGTTGATATGGTAGTTGGATACCTCTACTTCTAAATCACAGTATTGTAAACATCCGTGATAGTCACTAGGAGTATAATACCAAAATCCACTTTGATAAGGTTTAGATACAAATATCTCAGAAGTTTCCTTTTTACTACCTTGACAAAAAGCAGGTATTCTTTTAGGCTTATCGCCTCTTTTGTACTCAGCCCAATTAGGATGATAATACCAAGCCTTTATAATTCCATCTACAGCTTTCTCAGCTCTAAGCGTTTCTATTGGAAAGTGTAATGCTTTTAATACTTTCTTTTTTGTCTTATTGTAAACAACTTGGATAGCAGCCATTCCTAACTCCTTTCTATCGTTTACTATTCTTTTAATATCTTTAGGTTTAAATATTAATTGAGTCTCTGCCCATTCTACAGGCTTTTCTTTACTATCAGTACACTCTAAACCTCTACCGTAAATCATATCAGATATACCTTTGATACATCTTGAGTTGGTAGGACTACCTAAGTTTAAGTCTATTAATCTACCGAAGTGATTGTTGTCTTCTCCCCAACTAACCCAATTATCTCCTTTTCTCTCTATAGCCTTAGGCATTTCATAGGTAGATAGTTCAACGACACTAAAGTTCTTAGTATACGTCTTTGGCTTACTTACTGAATAATTCTTTTTAATATTTATTTTACCCATTATATTGTTATGTATTTATCATCGCCATCTGTATCGTTCTCTTCGTAATAGTCAGTACTTATAGTATGGTAGATATCCGTGTCTGTCTGACTTGTAACGTATATCTTGTCTCTATACCACAAATTAGAACCTCTAGTCATCTCTAGGACATAGGCTCTTTCGGCTATAAACTTGTCTGAAGATAAAGTTACATCTATGTAGTCATTGTTGACTGATGCTGTAACATTAGTAATCGTTACAGACTCTCCTGTACCATCCTCTCTTATTGTAGCATTGATACCTGTTGTATCTAATGTTCTAGGCAATATAGAAAAAGTTTGTGAGCTTGATGTTGGCAATAATCTAATCATAAACTTATAACGTATATTCGTTTTTTTGTTTTTATTGCAAAAGAAAAGGTCTACCGAAGTAGACCTAAACTAAAAACATAAAGTAAACGTGAAACTATGATTGAACTACAACGGTAAATCCTACAGTTGCAGGGTCAGAGTCTAAGAAGTTTGCAGGTCTCTTTTCCATACCGGTTAAAGTTAATGTATAACCACTAAGGTCATTCATTGCCTGTCCTGTTACGATAGTACCAGCAGTTACTTGACAGCCATTTTCAAATCCAGCTAAAAAGTAATTGTTATTTTGGTCTTCAATAATAACTCTTGGTCGACCATAAGAAAGTAATTTTAATTCTTTATTGTCCTCAATAGTTAATTTTTTCAATGTCAATTCAACTACTTGTTCGAAGGCAGTAGTTCCTGTTTCAGCACTAGACTGAATATTTTGCGTGAAAGAAGAAGCATCTCTTACTTCATACTTGTATACGTTTGGTGTTCCAGATACAGCGTCAATAACGTCTGTATTTGTAGTATCAAATGTATAGTCAGAAATATCAGTGTCTTCAAAATTCGATAAGTAGATAGCTTTTATACCTCCAACCGAATCCTTACAAGATTCTTTTCTTCCTAATGTTAAATCACAAGCCATTTGTTGTATTGGTTTTTAATATCCCTCCCCATAAAAGAGGAGGGTTATTGTTAATAATTAATTAATTAAGCTGGAGTGTAAAGAACGATGTCTGAACCAAATCCGTGTTGTACACCTGCAGTGAAACGCATTACGAATCTAACATTCTGACTTCCGTCTAAATCGCTCATATCCAGTACTTTAACTTCGTTGTGGTCAGATAATAATCCTGTTCCAAAGAAGATATTAGAAGCTTCAGCTAAGTACATATAGTTAGAGTCTAATCCGTTTGCTAAGAATATCTCTACTCCATCAAACAATAATGAGTTGATAGATTGGTTATTTCCTTTTGATTCGTAACCAGCAGCTCCTACTCCGTCAGCACCAAATCCTCCTAAAGCTCTTACATAAGCCTTGTAAACGTTTTGAGCAACGTATAATTTTACATCTGACTTTCCGTATAAAGCAGAAGGCATAGCATCTACTACTTTACCCATTTCCTCTACTACGTTAGCAGAAGTAATAGTAGTTCCTGCTACATCGTTTACAGTTGAATCAGCAGTAGCTAAAGCTACTAATCCGTCAAATTCTCCAGCAGTTGCAGTAGCACCCATCCAGATATTTTTCTCATTCTTCTCAGCAATCTTAGCAATAATCTCAGCGATTAAAAATTCTTGGAAAGAAGGAGGTAAGTTGTCAAATGCAGAATATCCCATAGATATTGCATCCCAATCATCTCTAAAATCAGATTTACACAAGTTTAAGTTTACTTGAAATTCCTCTGGTTGTAAGATTTTTTCGTCTAAAGTAACAGTATCAGTAGCAGCGAAATCACAGCTTCCATCAGCGATTAAGTCTGTGGTAGAAAGTCTCTTGATTACTTGCTTGAACTTTACATTTGGTTTAACAGTAATACCACCTTTATCGATAGTATTTGCAGATAATAAAGCTGCTGAGATGTACCCTGCTGCTTTTTCTCCTGCGTAAGTTGTTGTAATTGAAGTTGTTGTTGCCATCTTTTTTTATTTATTAAATAGTTTGTTGTAGATTGAGTCTTTCACAGTTCTACTTCTGCTTTGTGAATATAAATGTTGTTGTTTTTGCTCTACTTGAGCTTCTGGAGAATGTACTATTTCTTCTGCTTCAGCAGATAATTCAGTAACATCTTCCTTAATTTCTACTTCCTCTGATAACTCAGCAGGAACGTCTTTCTCCTCTGAAGGCGAAACGATTTCCATCATTTGACTAACAGAAGCCTTTAATGAATTTAACTCCTCGTATAAAGAATCGTATTTCTTTTTTAATGATTCAACGTCTGAATCTTCAGAAATAACTTCTTCTACAGGAGCTTCTTCGATAACTTCCTCAGCTTGTTCTACTTTTTCCTCAGCTAGTTCAACAGCCTCTTCTACAGGTGTTTCAACTACTTCTTCAGAGGAAGTTTGTAAAACGCTCTTTAAAGCATCTACAATTTCTTTTGGACTTTTCATAAATTAAAATTTATTATTAATACTAACTAATACTAATAACTAGTAATATAAATATTGTTGTATTTTTGATTAAATGTTTCCTATTCCTTGATTAATCATTTTACCCTTACAACACTCTCTGCTATACTTACTTCCGTCTTTACATAGACATCCTCTTCGCTTGTTCTTTGGAGATGTTCTACTCCACTTTTGTTCTTTTCTTCTATTCATCTTTTAATTTGTTTAGGATTTTATTTAATAATTCTAGAGCCTCAGAGTCCTCTTCAGATAAAGATAACTTCTCTAGTTTGTTTATTGCCCATTCAACACCACTAGTTCCTCCCCAGCAATCCCACATAAGTCCACCACATCCTTCTGAATAAGGTACGTCTTTATGTTGCTGATGTCTTTTAAATGATGCCATTCTAGATATTGTATCTCTAGTTAGTGGCTCTCTGTTAGCTAGTTGGTTTGCTCTTTGTTTTCCAACAGGAGTACCACAACTTCCCCATCCATTCTTCTTTACCCAAGCTAAAGCTCTTTTAGCATTGTTAGTTGCAGATTGTGGATAGTCACTATAGGACTTTAACTCTTGCTTAGCTAACTCTTGTTCTTTTTGACTGAAGAAACCTTCTATACTAAAACCAAGATATTTACCCTGCTTTACATCTTCCCATATCTCATCGTTATCAATCTTCATAACTACTGCCCAAGCACCTTCCGGAGCATCTAACTTGTACAGGTTAGTTTTATCCATATTAGGGTCTTCTACTATCCAAGACTCTATAAGCGAAACTCCTTTTACTGCTAACTCGTGTTCTATAGTAGCATTATTATTCTTTAGTCTTTTAAGGTAAAGTTCAGATGCTTTTTTAACAGTCTCTTTAGAGAACATTATCTTGTAAGCATAGTCTCCACTTTTTCTAAATATTTCCTTGTCCGGAACTAAAGCTAACCCTACTACAATTCTTTTTTCGTCGTCTACAGATTTGAACTCTACTTTATGTCTACTTAAAGCTACAAAGTTTTCTTCTATTGCAGGGCTTTCTACTAGAGAGATAGCTTCTATTCCATCCTCTAAATTGTTTTCGTCTATTATTAATTCTATAATGTCTAAATCTTCCATAATTATTATTTTAACCTATTGTTGCTGTGTTGGATATACTTAAATCTAATTGTTGTTGACTTGTCATTTCTGATGAAACTACATAAGCTTGTATTGGTTGGCTTAATTGACCAGCTATTGATTGTGTTAGTTGATTTGATTGTGTACTACCTGCTAGGTTGAAATTAAACTCTCTACCTTCTCCACCACTACCACTTCGACCTGCTGCTGCACCTATAGCACCTCCACTACCAGCTGAAGACTGGAACTTCTGTCTAGCTATCTTAGCTACTTGTAACAAACCACTAGCTATAGTTGCTGCCATAACAAAAGGTTTTGCTACATCTGGTATTGTATCAGAAGATAATACTTGAGTAGCTCCTAAGTATGTATTTATAGTTGCATTGGCTATATTGGCTGCCTTATTTAGCTTAAACCTTTTCTTTTCTATAACTTCTTGCTTCTTTCTTAACTTCTCATCATTTCTAGCTATCTGTAGCTGTATTCTTTCTCTCTCATCTTTAGACAGATTTTCATTTAGAAGTCTTTGATTAAGCTCGTTGTTTAAAGCGTTTGTTTTATTTTGCTCTATAGTTAACTGTCTGTCAAACTCTCCACTCATAAAGTCAGTCATAGCAGATTGAACTTTCATATACTGCTGAAGACCTTCAGCTAAAGTAAACTCCTCGCCTTTTTCTATAGGCTTTTCTTCTCCTACAGCTGCTCTTCTTACTGCCGCCATTTGCTTCCAAAAAGGTAATAGTTTTCCGTATTCTTCCTGTATTTGAATAACAGCTTGATTTAATCTATCGCCAGAATTCTTCTTCTTATCAAAAGCTACAGTTTCAGCTCTAGTTATTTCCTTTTGTTCTGCATCAGTAAGAGCCTTTCCTTCTTTCTTTATTCCAGATATAAATTTAGCTAAATCCTTATCAACCTTTTTGGAATATTCTGCGTGAGTTTCTTGAGCAGACTTTATTGCATTTTGTTTCTTTAATAGCATAGCCTTTTTCTCGTACTTCTCGGTAATATCAAGTCTTCTTAAAGCGTACTCCTCTTTTATAAAGGTTTTATCTTCTTCATTTTGAACCATAGACAACCTAGCTTTTTCTTCTGTCTTTAGGTTTATCATCTCTGTCTTTTGAGCAAGTTTTTGCCTAGCATCTAGAGTGCTTTTTACTTTTAACTCTAATTCTTCTGGAGTATCAAATGTAGATAGTTGTTTCCCAGCACCACCTTTATTTTTAACTCCAGTAATCTTCTCTAACTCTTTTCTAAGACCTTCGATAACTTTAGTTTGGTCTTTATAAGCTGTACTAGTTGTGGATAGCTGGTCTCTGGTTTTTTCAGCAAAAGATATTTGTTGCTTGTACCACTCTACAGAACGTTCAACTACTTGTCTAGGAGGTTCGTATAGTTGTTTAATTCGCTCCATAGCTTCTGCCCTGTCGTCTAGAGCTTTTAGTATTTGCTTTTCTTTATCTAGTGTGTCATTATAGGTTGAAGCTCTAAACGCAGCAGAGGCAGACGTTAACCCATCTAAAGATAATAAAGCAGCCTCTGTTTTTCTAATAGATTCAGATATCTCATCTCTACTTCTTTTCTCATCCTTTAAAATTCCATCATTTATAGAGTTTACCTTAATAATTTCTTCGTCTAACTCTAATTGCTTCCTCTTTTCGTCTAACAAAGCCCTTAAAGCCTCCTCTTGACCTGTAATTGTGTCTGAGCCATCTAATATTGATTTAGCATAATCCTTATTACTAGCTATAGCTGTTATTATAGCATTGTTTCTGTCCTCTAAGCTAGAGTTTACATTATTTAGAACAGATTCGTAACCTTCTAGTGTTTTAATCTCATTCTTTAATTCTTTATTTAAGTTTTCAGAATCTTCTGCAGCTTTATTTTTAGCCATAGACATTTTCTCAAAAACAGCAATAACTGCCTGTATTGCTAATAATATACCTAAAGGTCCAGTTAAAGCTTTAAATAAGTCTTTAACAGCTAATTTTAAACTACCTGTTGATTTAGCAGCAAAAGCCATTTGAGAAGCAAACTGAGAAATGTTATTCGCAACACCTCTAATACCATAGGGTGCATCAGATAAAACCCTACCTAATTCCATAGCAGCAGAAGATGCAGAACCAGTTGCTCCAGTAGACATATCCATTTGACTCTGATAGAATCTCATGGATTTTGTTAAGTTCTGATATTCTTTACTATTTATTTGTACTTGAGACCTTTGTTTCTTTAACGAAGCCATTTGCCTACCGATACCACTAGTAGTTCTTGACATTTCTCCATTCATCTCTGCTAAAACCTCATTAAGGTCTTCTACGGCTATCTGAGTCTTTTTAAATCCACCAGACATATTTGATATAGTACCTGTTGCAGTTTTTGCATCTACAGTGATTCTGTATAAAATCTTTTTTTCTTCTGCCATTTTATAATCTTCTTTGTTTTATGTTGTACTTAAATTCTTTCCAGTTTGTAATGGATTGATATTTTCCTTTAGCTATCAATATGTCTTCATCAGACACTAGCCAATCATCTTCATTTAATAAATCTATTATATCTTTTAACATATTATAGTGTTGTTATTATTACTGGTCCAGCAGTGTTACTTTCATTTCCATTAGCATCATAAGATGATACAAAGAACTTGTAAGTTGTTGCACTTGTTAAACCTGTAACGCTATAAGCTATATTTGTAGTTGTTGCTATCTGAGTAGTTCCTTGATAAACTTTATACCCATCAGCAGCTGTTCCATCTGGATTAAAAGAAGGAAACCAAGAAAGGTCTACACTTGTAGCAGTTACATTGCTACTTGTAAAATTAGTAGGTACACTTGGAGGTACTAAGTCAGTTACGTCTGTGGTTTGAGTTGTTACAGTATTACTAAACCCAGAGTTTGGTGTAGTTGCAAAAGAATCATAAGCACTTACTTTGAATTGATAATTAGTACCTGCACTTAACCCTGTTATATTGTGTGTTGAATTTGCAGTTGCAAAGTCATCAGTAGAAACACTTGAGAATAGTAAAAAGTCTATTGTAGTTCCAACTCTACCATAGATATTGTATCCTGTTTCTCCTAGGTTATTGTCAAAGGTAGATACATCCCATTCTAACAATATTGAGTTGTCTGTTCTACTATCTACAAGTAAGTTTGTTGGGTCAGTTGGTGTGCTATTTCCTGTTGATGTAGAAGCTAATAACACTTCAGACCTATAAGACTCAACCAAATCAACACTTAAAGATGTAACTTGAATAGAGTATGTTTGACCTACTGTTAGATTTCTTAGTAAAGCAACAGGATTGTTAGGCGTAGAGCCTGTGTATGTTATATCTCCAAATCCGTGTTCAACCCCATCTATGTATGTCCTGTAATGTACAGCTCTAACTCCAGTAGCAGGTACTATCCAACTAATATTCATATAATCCGTTCCTCTGTAGGTAACACTAAGTGTGTGTGGAGTGTCTGGTCTTGTTGCCTCTGCGAAACTACCACTAATAAGCTCTAGCTTTGACTTACCTGTTAGTAGGTTTGTTTGAAGACTGTTAATGTTGTAGTCTAATCCATTTATTCTAAATACATCGCTTAACTCATAGCTCAACAATACACTAAGTGGAAGTGTAGCGTTCATAGTCACTAATCTAGCAGACTTACTAAAAGCCTTGCCTATGTAAGTTTGATAAAAGTTTTTAAACAAGCTATTTGAATTTTCAATACCTGTAAACTCATCATATTCAGAATTAAAGTTTAGGGTTTGTGAGCCATCTGAGCTAGAATTGCTAGGTCTAAAGTATTTATTTATTAATGGATTAGATACCGTTACAGCACCTGTGAACGCAGTAGTGTAAGTTGATGTGTTTACCGGAGTAGATACTGCAAAGTGTAATATTGGGTTTGTCTTTACGGTGTTTTCGTTTGAGTCAACTAACCATCCGTACTGAAATGGTGTTGCGTAATTTACGTTGCTAGGGTCTGTTGTTCTCTCATACAAAAGATGCTCAAAACCAACCTTTACTTGATATTTACCACCATCAGATACAAAATTTGCTAAATCTCGGTTATCCCTTGTCAAGTCCCCAAACTCATCATTTAATAATTCGTTTTGGTTTTTTATACCAAAAGTCTTAGGCTTAGAATAAGTAAAACTTATCTCAGAATACGTTGGAGGTCTTGATACAGTTGTTTCAGATATATCAACATACT